GTGAAGGTCTCCGGCACCGATGATTGGACGATCACAACGCAATTTGATCACGATCTGACCACTACGCCGAGCCTTGATTATGCCAATCCGTGGGACGTGTCGGCGGTTTTGGCAGGGTTCACCGACGCGGAAATGAACGGGACGCTACAACTCGTGAGCGTCACCGACCGCAACACGTTTGTCGTGCGCACGACGGAACTGGCATCGCTGACGCTCAACGGCAACGAAGTGCAACTCAAGAGCCTGGAATTCGAGATGGTCGGGTGGCACAAGGTGCAGGCCGCCGATGCGAACACGCTCACGATGCCGACGCCGTCGACCGTTACTCGGTCCTATACCGTGACATCCCCGACGGTCGCGCGAAACATTCGCGTCATGGGGGCCGTGTCGCTGTCTATGGTGATGCGCAAGTATGTGCTTGGCGACGCGACGATCGACAACAACACGCTGTTCATCTGCCCGCGCGAAAGCGCCCGCGTTTCGTCGCGCACGTCGGACACACGCACGCGCACCGGAGCAACCGTAGCGCTCAATGCACGGCTTGAGGACGGCTTCGACGTTTACGCATTGCTGCCGGCACACGCATCAGCCGCCGGCGTTGCGCCCGTCGACCTCGCCCACGGCGACATACTCCGCGCCCTGCTGCGGACGTTCAACGGCCTCAACCTGCCACGCCCCGAACTCGGCAACGGCAACACCTACGGGGCGTACCTCGACACGCACGGCATCGTTGACCACCACGGCCCAACGTATGTCCACCAATACTCATTCAGCGCGAACGCGGATCTTTCCGACGACGATCGGATCAAACCGTACGAAATGGCCGATTTGCCCGCGCTTAGTTCGACTTCTGTTCATCGCGTAGGTGCCCCGGCGTATCGGGATGTTGCATTCACCGGCATTGCCATTAATGGCGAGCCCGGGTTGCTCACATTGGACATCGAACTGGATAGCTAATGCCCGCGACAATTCTCATCAGGAACAAAGCCGGAGTCGAGGTGCACGGCATCCCGGCCGGTGAAACCGTGCCCGTGAAAGCGGCGCCGGACGGCCAAGTGCCGCTGCTGCTCATTCACCGCAAGCGTATTGCGGACGGCACATTCGAAATCGTCAAGGCGGAAAAGCCCGCCAAATCACCAAAGAAGCAGGAGGGCTAACCCATGGCGACCGCAGCCTACATTTCCAAGCCTGATGTCACACTCAACATGCTCCCCCGCGGCGGCGAGACGGGCATTGAGGACCACCGCATCTTGATGGTCGGCCAATTGACCAGCGCCGGCAGCGCATCGGCGGGGCTCTATCAGGACGTGCCACGCAATAACGCCGACATCAACGCCGCGTTCGGCGCGCGTTCGCATGCGGCCTTGATCGCCCGCGCCGTGCGCAAGGTCAACAAGTACACCGAAATGGACGCCATTCTCCTGGATGACGCCAGCGGGACGGCGGCGACGTCGTCGCTGATATGGGCCGGGACGGCAACGGCGGCGGGTACGGTGTACCTGGACGTCGTGTCATCGACGGACCACGCTTACAAGCTCGACATCGAGATCGGCGACGATGAGGCGGCCGTGACGGCCAAGCTGCTGGCTTTGCTGGCGCTCGACACGACATCGCCATTCACCGGGGCCAAGTCCACCGTCACCGCTACCGACGACACGATGACGTTCACGGCGGCCAACGATGGCACGTTCGCAAACAAGTGGCTGATCCGCCTGCGCGGCACCATGCCGGCCGGCATCACGTGCACCCTTACGGGCTGGTCGGGCGGCGCAACTGATCCGTCGCTGACGAGCATCTTCGATTCGGTTGCGAATATCCGATATCAGACCATCATCTGGCCGGGCACTTACACCACATCGACGCTGCAGACATGGATCGATGCGCGCAAGAATGTCGACAACGACGTCAAGGACGGCGTTGCGTTCTACTGGTTCGACGACACGTTTTCGAACGTCAAGTCGGAAGCGCTCGCGCGCAACAGTTCGGAAATCGTCATCCTGCACAACGAGACGCTGAGCACTGCAACGTACAAGGGGCCGCACATCCCCGAGGCGCCGGACGTGATCGCGGCACAAATGGCGGCCACACGGGCGCTGCGGTTCGAACCGAACGTCTCGATCACGAACTACGTAACGTCGATTGAGCCGCTTGACCAGTTTGGCGGCATTCACACCGCCGCGCTGCCGTACTTCAATACGCGCTTCCCCTTTCTGGAGCAGCCTGTCCGCGGGGCGGGCCTCACCCTGGCAGAGCAGGCGGAACTACGCGGCGCGGGCGTGGCCGTGATCGGCGCCAACGAGCTGAACAATGCGATCATCGCCGGCACCATCGTCACGACCTACCAGAACGACGACGCCGGCAACGATGACGACAGTTGGCAGTTCCTCAACTGGCGCGATACGCACTCGGTCGTGCGCGAATACTTCCACGCCAACATAAAGAAAAAGTTCGCACAGTACCGCATGTCGACCGGCGAGGCCGTGCCGGGTTACGCGATCGCAACCGAGGGCCTTGTTCGCGCCTATGCGATCAAGCTGTACGAGCAGCTAGCCAAGAAGGCGATCACGGTTGACAGCCGCGACGCGGTAAAGAAATTCCGCGACGACATGGTCGTCACGGCCGTTCCAGCCGAGCGCAAGTTTGACTGCTACTTCGACGTTCCGGTGTTGAGCCAGGCCGAGAAATTTCTCGGCTCCGTTCGGTTTAACTTCGGCGTCACAACCAGCTAAAGAGGGGATCAGATATGTCCACACTAGCACAAACCCGCGTGCTGTCCGATCCCGGCGTCTATGTCGGCGGGCAGTTGGTCGCGGTCATTCCGAACAGCGTCAAGGAACGCGAGCCCGGTGAGGTTTCAATCCGGGCCGTCTCCGGCGGCGGCGGCGCGGTGCAGCACGTTTCCGGGCTCAACGTCGAGGAAATGAAGGGCATGGTGTCGTTTTCGATGCCAACGACCGGCGAGAACGTCGAGAAGGCGGAGGGCTGGCGGGCAAATTCGAACGCCGGCGTCCCGACGACGGTGCAGGTCATCACGCAGACCCGGCAGAGCGACTACGAGGACATGTGGATGACAGAAGCGCCGGAAATAAATTACGAGCCGGACGGCGTCATCGAGGTGACGTTTGAAGGATCGCTGCCACGCCGCGCCTAAGATCACAATCTGTGATCTCAAGCAATCAACACCACCGGGATAGTCAACATGCCACGCATTAAAGAAGTGCACCTCAGACCGTTCGAATACCCGCACAACGGTCAAATGGCTGTCGGGGACTGCATCATTGTCCAGGCCCCGACATTCCAGACCATCCGCATCCACCGCGCGATGGAACACGCGATCGCGCAGGCCCTTTTGGGCCTGTCGAAACACTCGCATCTCCAGCAAGAGGCCGACGACAAGCCAAAGACGTTGGATGCCGACGGCAGCGAGGTCGAAGAGGATAACTCGGACAAGGTGCTTGGCCTGTTCGCGCTCGCCATCGAGGACGAAGAAAAGTTCCAGGCGATCTGCGACCGCATTCAGAAGATCATGACGAATACACCGTCGATTGCCCGAGTCGCCGGCACCGACGCCGGCATCACGGACGCATGCTGGCGCGAGATCGGCAAGACGAACGGCATCGAAGGCGTCACCAAAGTGATGAGCACGTTTACGTCTTTTTTCTTGCAGGCGGAGGGGGAGGCGCCATCACCGAGCGTGAATGGTTCCGGCGATTATCGTACATCTGCTTCTCCGCGGGCGGTGGAATCGATTTTGCAACAGCCGCGGGTCTCTCGCTTAGGGAGCTGATGTGGCTCGATGAAGATCTGAGGCGGTACAACCGAGAGGTCGAGAAGGCCAGCAAGGCGAAGCGTTAATCGTCTGGCAGATAGCCCCGATCGCGCAGGTGGGCGATCATCGCCCTCTCCACGTAATACGAGATTGTGCGGTCGTCTTTGGCAGCAGCTTTTGCGATAGCGTCGCGGACTTCGGGCTTCGTCCTGAACTGGACGACTGCTGTCTTCTGGCGCTTCTCGCTAGCCATTCCGCTACCATAGTTGACGCGGTATACCGCGATGTGCTTAAAATAAAACAGCCCAGGCAGGAGCTGGAACTCCTGACGCTGGGCCTGATCCAGCCAAAGGAGACACCCAATGGCCAGACTGACCAGGACCATACCCGCATGCGAATGTGTTGACAATGTCATGCCGTCGCTGACACGGCTGCCGATTGATTTCGTCGACCTCGAAAGCCGATTTCTCGCCGTTGAATCCGTCGCTGCTACGTTGCGGATGATCATCGACAGCCCCGAATTCGCCGACCGCGAAGACGCAACGAACAGCGTTTCTTTGATGGCGAGAATTCTTGATCGCGAATGCGAACTCATGCGCCGGATCGTTCGCTGTGAGTAGGCGCAAACCATCGCCGCGCGCAAGGCGGCGGAGAAAAAACACGGATTCCACCCGAACCACGGGCGGCGCAAAAGAACTTAGCTCAATTCTTAACGCAGCGGACGGAGGCGACTTTGTCCTTCCGCGTGTAAGGTATTTGAGCGCGTGTAGCGAGGTTCGCCGAAAACCACACCTGGGAAGCGAGTAGCGCGCCCGACTCGTCATAGGCCGCGCAAGTGATCCCCACGCCCTTGGTTGTGTCGTTGATGTCGACCATGATGTAGTCCTGCACAGTCCAAAATCTTGCAACCGAAAAATCGTGAAGTTCATGCGCGGTCGACTGGATCGCCAATAGGAAAAGCAAGGCACCCGCAGCGGTGCCTTTTTTTATGGGATGTAAGATGGCAAATTTCACAGTGGCCTACCTTTTCCAGCTCCGCGACGATTTTTCAGCGAAGGCGCGGAAGTTGGCACGGGAGTCGCAGAATGCCAGAAAGTCCGTGCATGGTCTAGGCTCTGTGTTCAACAGCATGACGCGTGACGCTAATGCAGCTGGCGCCGCCGTGGGGCGTGTTGCGCACCGCATGCGTGCGCTGCGCACCGTGGGGCGCGGCATGGGCTCTTTCGGTTTCATGGGCGCTCTAGGCGGCATGGCTGGAGGTGGCTTTGGTGTAGGTTCTATGGTCACCAAAATGATGGGCTTTCAAGATGCAATAAATAGCGTTGAGGCAAAGTTCTCGAAGGGCAAAGGGATGGACCCCGATCGGCTGGCAGAAATGCGTCGAGGTGTCCAAATGCTTGGCAAGACAACTCGCTACACAACAACACAGGTCGCCAACGCACTAAACATGCTGGCTATGGCGGGGCAGACATACGAGCAAGCGATCGGCTCGGATAAAAAGAACTTCCGTAAAGGCGCTCTTGCCACGACGCTTAGCCTCGGCGCGGCAACCGGCGCCGATCTTTCTCGGTCGGCTGACATCGTCACGAATATCATGTCGGCATACGGAGTACCGGTCGCTAATCTATCGAGCATTAGCGACAGCCTGACATTTGCCGTTAACTCCTCTAACCAGAACATCTACGAACTGGCCGAAGCGATGAAGATGGCGGGGCCGGCGTCTCGTGCATTTGGCGTGAGTATGGAGCAGACCGCCGCGGCCACCATGGTTCTTGCAAACGCCGGAATTAAAGCGTCATTGGCCGGTACCGGCTTCAGACGAATGGTGACTCGGTTGGTCTCCGTTAATTCCGAGAGCGCGAAGGTGTTCCAAAAGCTAGGCATTGATCCAAAGGGCTTTGTAGATAAAAACGGGAAGATAAAGGATATCTGGGGCGCCGTCGATGCGTTCAAGCAGGCCGGCGCAAAGCCATCTGATGTGATGAAGATTTTCGGAGACCGCGCGGGACCGATCATGCTTCGTTTGATGACGCAATCGTCGGCGGCGTTGCGAGAACTTGAAGCTGCGATCAAGAACGCCAAAGGGGCGGCTGAAAATTCCGCGGCTATTATGGAGAAAGGTCTTGGAGGTGCGATCCGCCGTTTGTACTCGCACATTGAAGCGGCAACCCTAATAATTGGCGATAGCGGTATGGCCAAAGATGTCGACCGGTTGGCGCAATACGCTATTGGGCTGGCGGACGCGTTTATATCTCTTGATGATGGTGTCAAGAAATTGATTGGCCGCGGGTTGTTAGCATTTGCCGGATTTTCAGCTTTGGTTGTTCCGCTCGGCATTCTGGCAATGACCGGCGGCGCTTTGGTCCCTGTCTTTGGCGCGTTGGCGGGGGGCTTGTCTGTCATGGCTCGTTTTGCCGCGTTGCCATTCTTCGCCGGTCTCGGGGCGGCTGTGGGCTATATGACGCGACTGACGGCTGCATTCCTTCAATTCGGCCCCGTGGCGACAGGCGTACTCGCTGTGACGGCGCGTGTCATTACCGGGTTCACCGCCATCGGCGCCGCGATCTACTATTGGAAGGAACTTTCTCAAGTCGTGATGGGTTTCTTCTCGGGTCTGTCGTCTGCTTATGCCGGGTCGGAATTGCAGACGGCCGTCAGTTGGTTGACGTCGGCCATGAGCGGCATTGCAACGGCAGTAGGGCAGATTACCGGAATCTCGTTTGAGGGGTCGGGGCTCCAATCGTTTTTCGATGCAGGAAAAGCAGCGGCGGAAGCCCTGTTGAACCCAATCACAAGCATCCAGAAGGCGCTGGGCTGGATTGGCGGCAAGCTCGGCATTGTCGGCCAAGCTCAAGCTGTGGCGGGGAAGATGAGCATCAACCCCAACACAGCTCGGAAATGGGTGTCGTCGACACACGCGGCAGCGCAGCGTCATCAAAGCGGCCCGCACCCGTACATGAATAACACGCCGATCGCGCCGGTCGCGCGCCAGTCTGTCGACGTCAAAGTAACGGCCCCGCCGGCAATCGAGATCAAGTACAACGGGCCGATCACCGGGCCGGGCCAGATCAACGTCGGCACCCGCAATCGCGGCGACACGTCGACAAGCTCGGCGGAAACCGAAACGCCGTAAGCCATTCGTTACATCGCGCGCGAATGTAACCCTTAAATCACATCATCCAACCGGGAGGCGCCCATGCGCTTGGCTGATTTGCAACCTGCGAGCTTTCGCGGGGCGAGATTTCTTGCGCCGATGGATACCGCCGAAGAGGGGCGCAACACCATAGAGCAGCAGTATCCAGACAGCGGGCGCTATCTGGAGGACAACGGAAGGAACGAAACCAATTTCCGGATCACGGCGATTCTGCATGGACCGAATATTCGCTCTGATTTTGCGCGCCTCAAACGGGCACTTATGCGGCCCGGCCCCGGCACGCTGCAGCATCCATGGTGGGGGCGCAAGCGCGTGGCGGTTATGGGCCGCTACAGCGTCAAGCGCGACGATCGC